TTTGCCCCATTAACTTCAAAATTGTACTAAATTTCCCCAACTCCTTCCGCGCAGATTATTTTGTACAAAATAAAGTACTTGACAAGTTGTACAAAATATGGTACAATAAAATAAAATAAAAAGATTTTAAAGGAGGAAACGAAATGCCACTAGCACAGGTAGTTAAATATCACGATCATGGAAAAGTATATTACGGGTACCATTATGGTGACAGATTTAATTTTACAAATGAAACAATCCTACAAGACTTACTTAGAGAGTTAACATTAGACGGAATAGGATATCTTGACTATGTAATAGAAATTGATATCAAGAATGCAAGACAAGAGTTTAGGGAATCAGTTGGTTACTCTAAATACAAAGATGAATTAATAACAAAATATCAAATTTATAATTGGCTTATAAATAGATGCAACAAAACAAAGTCTCTACTGGACTCATTGTTTTTAAGCATTACTGAGTTAGAAGTAGAAGTTACATTATTAAGGTTGGACTATGAACAATTAACAAACATAATCCCTGAGGAAGAACAATGTTTTTACAATTATTATAACAGATGTGACAAAGATATGTGCCCTTATTACAAAGAATGTGATTACTCAGTAAAGGAGGTGAAATAATGGTAAAAGTAAAAAAGCTAATTTTTAATCGATCTGGAAAGTATTATGGAATCAAAGCATGTATCCCAAATGAATGGGCATCATTTTTGAACATTACTCCAGAAGACCCAAAAGTGATAATGGAACTTAGAGAAAACAGCATAATCATAAGGAAGGGTGAATAATCTTGGCTACTAGAAGACATACTAAAAAAGTATCTGCTACTGTCAAAGCATACAGAAAAGAGAGATCAAGAGTATTAGCGACAGTAAGAAGATATGAGAAGCAGGGACTATATGTTAATTTTGTAGTCCCTAATATCCCAAAACGAATAACTCAAGCATCCGTAAGAAGATTAGCAAAAATAACGCCAAAGAAGATACAGGCTCAAACCTACCAACTAAATGAATTTGGAGAAGTAGTAGCCTCATTTTATCAGTTTAAAAAGAAACAAAGAGAAAAGATAAAAATAAAGCCATTAGATTTATACGATGAAATACCTCAAGAATCACATATGGTAATAGCCAATTTTAGAAGTTATGTGAATCAGTTTAACGAATGGGCAAGGGGTATAATAAACTTATGGTTAGATAATCTCCTTTTTAAACACACAGAAGACGAAGTTGCTGGTATGATACAAAAGGCAGGTGAATATGGAGAACTTATAAATTATAAGGTAGTTTATACAGAGAAACTTTTTAATGCCTTGGCATCTATGATGGATTTTATGGAACTTGGCCCTATTGAAAGAGAAAGTATGATAGAAGCGTTAGAATATGAGGAGAATTACGAAGTATGAATATAGAGAGTTGGAGTGTAGTTGATGAAGTGCGGATTAAAAAATTTAATTATTATGCGTGTGATTTTGAGACAACTGTTTTTGATGGTCAAACCTTTACAGAAGTGTGGTCTGCTTGTTACGTTAAATTATATGACGATGCTGAACCTATAATAAGAGGTAGCATAGAGGACTTTTTTATTGATATGTTTAACTTGTCTGGTAACAATATATTATATTTCCACAATTTAAAATTTGATGGATCCTTTATAATTGACTATCTATTAAGAGAGCATTATGTTTTTAACAGGGTACCTGAAAAGGATATGGAAAACAATCAATTTAAAACGTCTATATCAGAAATTGGTCAATGGTATAACATAATTATAAAAAAGAATAACAAGGTAATAGAGATCAGAGACTCATTAAAGTTATTGCCCTTTAGTTTGGACAGAATTGGTAAATCTTTTGGGACTACTCATAAAAAATTGGAAATGGAGTATAAAGGTTACAGGTATAAAAATTGCCCTATAACACCAGAAGAAAAAGAGTACATAAAAAATGATGTTTTAGTTTTAAAAGAAGCCTTGGAAATTATGTTTGACGAGGGGCACAACTCAATAACGATTGGTAGTTGTTGCCTAAAAGAATTTAAGTCATTTTATGATAAAACTGATTATAATAATCTTTTCCCAAATTTGTACGAAATAGAAATTGACGGAAAATACTGTCAAGAGAACGCAGGAGAATATATCAGAAAAAGTTACAAAGGAGGTTACTGTTATCTAAAACCCTCATGCGCAAACAAAATAATAAAGGGAGGACTAACATTAGACGTTAACTCTCTATATCCAAGTATGATGCACTCCATAAGTGGTAATTATTACCCAGTAGGAAAACCAAGATTTTTGGATAATTACTATGAGTTTAAAGAAAAGATAGAACATTCTGAAAATTTTTTATATTTTGTTAGGTTTGAATGCAGATTTAAACTGAAAGAAAATTATCTACCAACTGTACAAATAAAAGGAAATATGTTATACAAAGGAAACGAATATCTAGTAACATCTAATATATATAATAAAGGTCATTATCATAGGTATTATATTGATTTGGAGGGAAACGTAAAAGAAGCAAGAGTAACATTAACAATGACAAAACCAGATTTTGAAACATTTTTTGAACATTATAATGTATATGATTTTAAGTTTTTAGACTGCTGTTATTTTTGGACGCAGAAGGGTATTTTTGACGAGTACATTGACAAGTATCGTAAAATAAAAATGACCTCAAAGGGTGCAAAAAGAGAGTTAGCAAAATTATATTTAAACAATCTATATGGAAAAGAAGCCGCAAGCACAGATAGCAGTTATAAAATACCATATTTAAACCCAGACAAAGATTGTCTATCTTTTGATCTTGTAGAAGAGAAAGAAAAAACCCCAGGTTATATAGCGATAGGATCATACATAACATCATATGCCCGTAATTTTACCATAAAAGCGGCACAGAAAAATTATGACAATTTTATTTACTCTGACACAGACTCAATACATTTAACCTCCTGCACGCCAAAAGCTGTAAGAATCCACGACAAGAATTTTTGCTGTTGGAAAAAAGAGTCAGAATGGGATAAGGCTATATTTGTCCGTCAAAAAACTTACATAGAGAGAGTGATCAAAGAAGAAAAACCATGCAAACCAAAAATAGAAATAAAATGCGCAGGGATGCCGGAACGCGCAAAGCAAAATTTTTTGAGTGAGTATAAAATGGAGGATTTTAAAATCGGTCTGCGTGTAAAGGGTGCATTAAAACCAAAAAGAATCAGAGGAGGAATTGTTTTGATAGATAATTATTATGAAATGCGTAAATAATGTTGACATATTGTAATTAATATGGTACAATATAATTGTAGCAAGAATACTGTCAAAAATAATAAAAGGAGAACAAAAAATGAAAAAAATCACAAGAACAGTAATCACTCATTCAATTACTTTTGCCGAAGTTAACGGAACAAATCTTGAAATGTTTGAAGTACGTGAAATGGCAGAAGCACCGGGGGCACGGTTTTTGTCTGCGCTCTCAAAAGAAAGAAAGAAACAGGTAGTAGTAGTATCAGATGTTCCAATTGAAAAAAAATATTCCATGACATTAGAAAAGTTTATTGAGAATGCTGAATTAGAAGAAGCACACGAAGTATGAAAACATATGTAGGAAAAGTTAAATTACAGGCGAAACAAATGACCAGATTGGAATACAACAATTACAGGAATTGGAAAGTGCCTGAAAATGAAAACCCAAATGATGAGGGTTATTTAATTAAATATGAGTCTGGATACGTAACATGGTTAATAAAATCAGAATTTGAAAAGGTATACAAGGAGGAATAACAATGGGAGAAACAAACAGAACATATGCGGCAAAGTTAGTAAGTGCAACAAGAGAATTATCACCAAAGGAAAGAGTAGCTGTGAAAATGTTTACCGGGGCAGAGCAGTTAGATGAACTTACCCAGCGTGATGAAAATGGAGTTTTAATAGACATTGATTATGTCGCGGTGGTGGAAGTTTACAATGAAAAAAGCGATAACAAGAACTATATCAAATTCGTTTACGTGGACAAAGACGGATCCATGTATATTTCCGGCTCAGAAACTCTTTACAGAACATATGAGGAAATAGCAGAAGAAATGGAAGATAGTCAGGAACCGTGGTCTATTAAAGTAATAAGGAAAGAGTCAAAAAACTATAAAGGAAAAGACTTTTTAACATGTATGTTAGTATAAAATTGTGGCGGGGCTGGTAACAGCCCCAAAATAAGGAGAAAAATATGTACTATAACGGAACGAAATTATTATCGCTAAAGGATGCTGATGGAAACAAACCAGAGATATATCTATGTGTTGGAAATCGTACAGCAGGAAAAACAGTCTTTTTTAAAAGACTTTGTTTAAACAACTTTATACAAGGCAAAGGAAAATTTGTACTTTTGTACAGATTTAATTATGAGTTGTCCTCATGTGCCGATATGTTTTTCCGGGACATAAGACCTTTATTTTTTGAAAATGGAGAACTCACAGCAAGACCTGTTGCAAAAGGACTTTTTTACGAATTGTATTACAATGAGAAAAGCTGTGGTTTTGCTATTGCCTTAAGTAATGCTGACCCTTTAAAAAAATACTCTTCTTATTTTAACGAGGTGGAAAACGTGTTTCTGGATGAGTTTCAATCTGAAACAAATCATTACTGTCCAGATGAGATTCGTAAATTTCAGTCAATCCACGTTACTATAGCTAGAGGAAAAGGAAAGCAATACAGATATGTACGTACAATATTAGCATCAAACAGCGTGACTATGTTAAACCCGTATTATAAGTCAATGGGTATACATAAAATGTTGCGAAATGACACAAAATTTTTGCGTGGGCATGGCTGGGTGATGGAACAAACGTTTAATGAGAGTGCAAGTAAATCACTGTCAAGTTCTGGATTTTCAAAGGCTTTTGACGATGGATATTCTGATTATGCTTCTCAAAATGTTTATCTTAATGACAACGAAACTTTTATAGAACACATAAAAGGTAAATGTCGTTATATAGCAACTATAAAACACGGACAAAAGTATTATGCAATTAGAGAATTTTTTGAAGATGGAATTGTATACGTTAACGATAGCCCAGATATGACATATCCAGTAAAGTTAACTTTTAAGGCAGACGACCATGAGCAAAATGCATTAATGGTAAACAAGTCAACTTTTGTAATGCAGTATTTACGCAAAGTTTTTGATCATGGGCAATTAAGGTTTAATAACTTAGACAGCAAGAATATTATTTTTGATATTTTATCCATATAGGTATCTTTTGGCAACGCTGATACTTACTGTGATGGGGTAGCACGGGTTAAAAACCGCCTGTCAAGTTGACCGTTTTGCTAACGTGATTTATCAGGCTTGTCAATTTCAGATACACAAGGGGCGGATTTCGATCCGTCCTTTTTAATGTTTCACGTGAAACATTTTTGGTACAAAAGTCTTAACTTTCATTTTTATACGTTTTGTGTTATAATTAAAGTGAGAATAAAGAAGGGAGGGTAAGGTTATGACACCTGTGGATGTTGCCAATATGATAGGTAACTATGGGTTTCCGATTGTTTGTTGTGGCGCTATGTTTTGGTATATGATCAAAAAAGACACGCAACACAAAGAAGAATCTGAAAACATGCGAAAAGCAATCGAAAATAACACGCTAGTTATTCAACAGCTAGTGGACAATTTTAAAAAGGAGTGAAAAAAGTGGCTATTTTAACAAGATCTGGTATGGAAAAAATTTTACGCCGCATCATGGAAAGCGGTGGAATGACAGAAGATATGGAAAGAGACGTAGAACGTCTAAAAGATGATTTTGATGAAAGAGAAGGAATCCTAAAAAGATATGGAGAAACATATGACGGAGAAGATCGTGACGAATATGATTATTCAGAGCGTGACGACATTAACATTTACACTCCAAAGGAAGAGGAAAAAGATTGGAAACAGGAATATGACAATTTAAAAGAACGTTATATGAATCGTTTTTTCGGAACTTCTGATGTGAAAGATGAGTTTGACGATACAATGGAAGATACGAAAGAAGACGTAAAAAGAGACGGAACAGTTCAGAGTTTTGACGAATTATTAGAAAGAACGGAGGGTTAATATGCCAACTAAACCGAAAGCAACTAAAAATCTAAACGAATTAAATTCAGCGGACATTTTGAATGTTACACGATCCGAATTAGGAGGAACATATGCAGACCAGGTTCCTGCGGCTCTTAAGGAGGGGGACGTAGTAGACGGAAAAACAGTGACAAAAGCGCAATCCCTAGAATCACTGCGCGGTATTGGTGATATTATTATGCAGTATCAGCCATTACAGAACGCTTTTTTATCCAATCTTGTAAACAGGATTGGTAGAGTTATCATAACGTCCAGACTTTACGAAAACCCTTGGTCTGGATTTAAAAAAGGTCTTCTGGAATATGGAGAAACGGTTGAAGAAATTTTTGTTGAAATTGCGCGTCCTTATCAGTTTGATCCGGCAAAAGCTGAAACAGATGTATTTAAAAGGAGAATACCAGATGTGCAGGCCGCTTTTCACACCATGAATTATCAGAAATATTATCCGACAACTGTTAGTAATGACCAGTTAAGACAGGCATTTTTATCATGGCAGGGTATTACGGACTTAATTGGCAGAATTATCGAACAACTTTATACAGGCGCAAACTACGATGAATTTTTGGTAATGAAATATCTCATCGCAAGATGTGCTTTGGAAGGTAAAATTGAAACATCAGTAATACCAACAGTAACGGCTGATAATGCTAGGTCAGTAACAACTACAATGGTAGCGGCGGCTAGAAATCTTGGCTATATGTCTGATTCTTACAACTATGCTGGAGTTAGGACTTATACAGACCCAAGATATCTGTATACTATTCTAACAACCGAGTTATCGTCAATTTTTGATGTAGAAGTTTTGGCATTGTCATTTAATATGGATAAGGCTGAGTTAATTGGCAGACAGATTGGTGTCGATGGATTTGGGACAATTGATGAGCCGCGACTAGAAGAAATTTTTGCTGACGATCCATATACTACTTATACTCCATTTACAGAGGATGAGTTAACAGCACTTAAATCAATCTCTGGTTTAATGGTTGATCGTGATTGGTTTATGATTTTTGACAATTACTACAATATGACAGAAATCTATAATCCAGAGGGACTATATTGGAATTATTTCTACCATGTGTGGAAAACTTTCTCAATTTCTCCTTTTTCTAACGCTATTTTATTTACAACTGTACAGCCGGAAATAAGTAGTGTGACAATTTCTCCGACAATGGCTAGTGTTGCTAAAGGTAGTGTAACACAGTTTACAGGATCAATCACAGGCACCGGGTTAATAGATAAAACCGGTAGGTATACAGTACAAAAAGGATCAAGTGGCACAACTATAACACAAGACGGATTGTTAACTGTGTCGCCAACTGAAACTAATACAGAATTAATCGTAGTATATTCTAGTATTGCTGATCCGACTAAATCTGCAAACGCTACCGTAACTGTAACAGGATAGGAGTAATCACATGGCAATCACACCACAATCTAGGTTAATTTTAATTAATAATACAAGATTAACTGATTATAAAAACCAGATGGATTTTAAAAATAAGTCAGAGCAGTCGCTATATTTTTTAAATAAAAAATATAGAGAGTATAATGACTTTCAATATCTGCGCAGGGAGGGCACGATTGCTGTTCCCGAACATTACGATAATCTGTATAACTGTGATTACATTATGTTTCAAAACAAAAATTTTGGAACAAAATGGTTTTACGCTTTTTTACGTAACAAAGAATATCGTAATGACGATACAACAATAATCACGTTTGAGATTGATGTATTCCAGACTTGGCAATTTGATATCGAGTATCTTAAGTCTTTTATCAGCCGATCTCATCAACAGCAATTTTTGTCTGATGGCACTCCGTGGTTATCAAACCTGTTTCCAGAACAGGTGGAATATGGGCGTGATTATGTTGTGACTCATACAGAGGTAGTAAGCTGGAATACATACTATGTACTTATGTGTACTAGTGCTGATCTTACAGCAGATTTTGGAGACACAGATAACCCCAATTTAAAATCCTCATCTGGTGGAACTTTTGACAAAATGCCATCTGTATTGGATTATTACGTGGTTGACAATCTTAACGATAACCCAGCACCAAGAACTGACTCATTACAGTCTATTTTAGACGAGTTAAAAAATGTGCCTTGGATAACCCAGTGTATACAATCACTAACAATAGTGCCGGAGGAGGTCATAGGTAATAATTTTGAGATTGTCAACATGGCATCTGGTAAAAAGATAGGGAGATTGCGTGACGGTTATAAAAGTTCAAATTTCATATTAAGTAGTATTGACAATTGGTGGACTTTTTTCCCAAAGTATGACAATTCAAAATTATACACCTATCCGTACAGCTATATAGAAATGACGGCGTATAATGGCAGTCAATTTATTATAAAACCAGAAGCGATTAATGAGATAACTAAAATCGAGTTAGGATTAGTTAACTATGTTGGGGCATCCCCCAGGCTAACTTATTACCTTAAATATTACAACGATTTTGGAGACAATGGACACGAGTATGACGGCAGATCAGAATACGGAGAATTTTTAGACGCTGGTTTATCTATTGCAAATTTCCCGCAACTCCCAGTAACTGTTGACAATTATCTGTTATATATGGCTAATAATGCAAATAGTTTCGCTTTATCAAACAGTATCAACAGTTACAACAAAAAAGAAGCTGTTGCTATGGGTGCTATAGAGGGTGGTGCAGGCGCATTAAGTTCCATTTTGTCTGGTAATATTGGAGGTACAATTGGCTCAATTTACAGTGGCGCAAAAAGCGCATACACTGGCGTTAAAAATAGTGAGATTGCTATACGTCAGCAGATGGCAAAAATTCAAGATGCGGAAATCGCCCCTCCTACGCTTGCGGGACAAACGGGCGGTGATGCATTTAATATCGCAAACGGAATTAATGGTATAACATTAAAATGGAAAACCATACGCCCAGAATATGCGGAAAGACTCGAAGAGTATTTTACTCGTTATGGTTACGTTCAGAATAAAATTGAAACTCCGTCACTTACGGGAAATAAGAATTTTAATTACGTACAGACTACTGGATGCATATTGGCTGGTAACATTCCAAAAGACGATATTGAGATACTAAAAAATATGTTTGACAACGGCACAACTATATGGCATGGCGATATAGGTAAGTATAATGATAATCCGTGGACAGGAGGCTAAAAATGGCACGAAAAAATTACAATAAAATTTATGGTTACAACAAAGCCCTGGACGGATGGAGTAGTTTGTGGCAAAACAACGTCACATATTTACATTATTATTACTTTCTTAAAGAGTTGGCCATAAATATGTACAAATGGGAGGGTTTACCAGATACAATTGACGAGCGGTTTTTAGAGTTGACGCTTTTTGACAATGGTTATGGGCTGTATTTTAGAGACGAGATTATTGGTGATTTATTTTTACAGTGTACGATTGGCGGAGAATTGGATGTATACAGGATACCAATTAATCGTATGGCGTACAGTGTAAATGGTTACCAAAATTTTAAAACTAAATCTGACTCTGTTATTGTTTTTAACAACTTTTTGCATACCACCACTCATATTGATATAGATATGTTTGCACAAAAACTTTACAAAGTGAGCAGGGCTATTGACGTTAATATTAACGCTCAAAAAACTCCAATTATGATCGTTTGCGATGAAAAACAAAAGCTAACGATGAAAAATGTGTATATGCAATACGAAGGAAACGAACCTTTTATTTTCGCAAACAAAAATTTCGAAACAAATGCGATACAGGTTCTGAAAACAGATGCACCATTTATCGCAGATAGATTGAGCATCGAAAAGAACAGAATTTGGAATGAAGCTATGTTATTTTTAGGAATCAACAATAATAACATGGATAAAAAAGAAAGACAGATCAGTGATGAGGTTAACAGCAATCTTGAGCAAATTTCTATGTCACGCCAAATCGGTTTAAACGCAAGAAGACAGGGCGCAAAAGAAATCAACAGAATGTTTGGAACAAACATATCTGTAAATTACAATCCAGAATTAGAGGAGTTGTATAACGCAATGGTTTTTGGAACTGATAATGCAGATGAAAATGTTTCACGTGAAACATCTGAAAAGGAAGGTGATCTTGATGAGTAAATATACAACAGAATTAAGATACCTTATTCAATCCGGATTTGATCTGGGATTAAGAAATTACCCAATTTTTGATGAGAATTATCGTTCGAAACTAAACGAAAAAATTCTTAATCACTATTATATGCGGGAAATTGGTTTCGAAACAGCAGGACTTTTCAAACGATATCTGAACGTAAAAATGGAAGAGATTATGCCATATTATAATCAGATGTATTTATCAGCACAAATTAAGTTTGATCCTTTTGAAACATATTCGACCACCGAAGAATATGAAAGAAGTAGCACAGGAGATAATACCAGTCAAGACGAAGGAGAAAACAAGTCACTGCAAAACGATACGCCTATGGGGTCGTTACAAGATCCATTTTCTGAAAACTATGCTACAACTTCTCAAAAAACAAACGCAACTAATACATCAAAATTACAGTCGTCAGAAACGGAAAAATATAATCGTAAATTGTCTGGTAAAAACGATTCAAAATCAAATAGTCAGTTATTGATGGAATACAGGCAAAGTTTTCTTAACATTGATATGCTGATTATTGAGGAATTAGACGAATTGTTTATGCAATTATGGTAAGGAGGTGAAAAAATATGATCGGAAATGTATATCCATTTTGGCGGTGTTTTAAGGTTATGCCTCTGGTATATGATGAGTCATTGTCATATTATGAGGTGCTGTGTAAACTGACAGAAAAATTAAATGACGTAATAAACCAATTATCAAGAGATTATTCAGAAATTTATAAATATATTGATCAACAGGATAAATTTACGTTAAATTCTGCCAATAATTACACAGATTCAAAAGTGTCAGAATTAGAACTTGTTATCAATAACCAATTTACTGTTTTAAGTGATGCTATAAAAAGTGCTGACCAAAAAACAAGATCATGGGTAACAGAGCAGATTACAGATTTAACGATTTGGTTAGAGCAACAGGGCCAATCTATTTATGTGATTAACCCGATTACAGGTTATACTGATACTGTCCAAAATGTGCTTAATGATTTTTATAATTATTTTAACTATTATGCACTTACATGTATTGAGTATGATGGGCTTAATCTTACAGCAGATATGTATGACGCAAAAAATATAACATGTTACCAGTATGATTTTTATGCAAAAAAATATCTGACAGAGGATGATAGATTTTATATGTTTAATCCAGTGACAGGGCAAAGAGTTTTTTACAAAAACGTGATAGACTTTTTAGTGTCCTTGCATAGAGAGGACGCGTTAACTTGTGCTGGATATGACGATAAAAATATCACAACAGATGGTTATGATAACTATGATATTACAACTTATCAATATGACTGGGAGGGCAAGACTGTCCTTGCAGTAGCTTAAGGAGGATTAATATATGTCACATACAAACAAAACACCAAACTACGATTTACCACAATTTATCGGTACTGATAAGGCTAGCTGGTTGGGAGATTTAAACCCAGCATTTTTGGCAATTGATGCGGGGATGCAGGCTAACAAGGTTGCCGCGCAGGCGGCAGAAGTTTCGGCTGGAGAAGCTAGTGCTCTGGCGCAATCTGCTAACTCTGTTGCTAACTCTGCTAACAGTTCCGCGACAAACGCGTTGTCAGAAATTGACAACTGGATTGAGATAAATATCGATAACCCAGATCCAACTAATTTTATCCAGTACAACTGCATTTTGCAATTTAATCCAGATTTGGGGATAGCTAGTCTATACAATTTAATAGAGTTTAAAGATGGATTTACACCTGTTCTTGGTTTGTCCGGTACTCCTTTTATTATTTTGCCTAATCAGTATTTTAACAATACTTTCCAGGCTACACTATATTTTAGCGGTAATGTTAGTGTATCTGACTCAAAAGGCAATATTAGTTATACTAATCCACAATACATAATTGGCAACGGTAAAATATATCTAAAAACATTAGGCGGATCAGTACCTAGTGGCGGGAGATATAGATTCTCAATTTTATCACGCATGTATTATATCAAAAAATGGTTAAAATAAATGAGTATTTATGACCAAAATTGGAAAAGCTATGCAATGTACGTAACAAGCACAGTAGAGACTAACTGCAATTATGGTAGTGTTGAGTCGTGGGCTATGGCTGGTATTGGTATTATGCAATGGACATATGGCAGGAGTTGGGATTTATTAAATCTGCTAATAACTGATTATCCTGATATTGCTAACCAACTACCAATTTTGTTACCTCAAATCCAGGCAGGTAGAGACGCCTGGGGCGACAAAATTTTTACGCAAAATGAAGCTAATGAGGTTAGTGCTGTGCTTGTTACTGATGAGGGTGTTAACACACAAAATAAGTTGTGGGAGTCAGATTGTGATAATTCTTATATTCCCCTCCTGCGTGATGAGTGCGGAATAACTGATCCTAAAACCGCTATTTTTGGGTTAACTAATTATCATCAATCACCGCAGGCGTTTTATCAGATCTTTAACGGATGCGGTAATTGTAACTATGATGTGTGGTATATGACAGTACTCAATAATGGCATAGTTGGTAGTTATTCTACTCGTCAAAATACAGTAAAAGCCCTGTTGGATGAGTGGGACGGAGAAAGTGGTAAGGAGGGTTTTGGTAACTATGATCCACAACATAGTATCGGCGGAAATCAAAATCAAAATAGTGGTAACCCAGATAATACCTACAAACCTTTTGAGACATCCATAAATATTAAGTCATTACAAAAGTTTGGTAAAACATTCTTTTTATACTTGGATAACCAGGGCACCAACAAAAAAATTGAGTTTTATCAAGCTAGCGATAAATTATGGTTACCAATTTATCGCAACGAAAAAATCCAAGGAGAAACTACTACTACCCCTCAGCCGTCTTATCCAAATACAGGTACAGGCACACCAGACCAGCGTCAACAATTAGTTGACAAAATTTTAAGTTATGAGGGTAAACTCGGCTACTCTCAATCTGGTGATCTGCGTATGTGGCCAGACAATGGTTATGCTGATTGCTCTGGACTAGTATGGCATTGTTACAACAGTGTGGTGGGAGTGGAGATTGGAACGTGGACAGGGACGCAAGTAGAAAACGGAACACTAATCAAAGAGGGTAGTGGGACATTAGACACAAGTGATCTGCTAAATGGAGATTTAGTATTTTTTAACTGGTCGTATCACAATCCGTTTTTTGACCATGTAGAAATGTATATAGGTAACAATCAATTATGTGGGCACGGGGGTGACCCCTATTACGGCCCAACAGTCAAGCCGGATGCAGGAGCATACTCAAGGGATGCTTTTGATTGGCAAGTAAGGAGGTATATATGATTATTGATATATCAAAATGGCAGGGAGTTATTAATTGGGATTCAGTAAACGGCGCTATTGATGGTGCTATTATTCAGTGCGGATTTGGGGACGATATTACTAGTCAAGATGATCCATATTTTTTACGCAACATTGAGGAGTGTAACAGATTGGGTATACCTTATGGTATTTATCTTTACAGTTATGCCAATTCAAAAGCGCACGCAGAATCGGAGACTAAACACATTTTAAGGTTGGCTAAAAAATGCAAATTGTCACTACCGATTTATATTGATATTGAGGATGCTGTCATAAGGGCAAATTACAATGCTCAATATTTTATTGATATGGGGCAGGCGATTGAGGACGCTGGTTATTGGTTTGGATATTATTGTAATGAGGACTGGGCTAAAAATGTGATTAAAAATAGTCTGGACAGATTCACAAGTTGGATCGCAAACTATAGTCGTAAGCCCAGCGTGCCTTTTGACATATGGCAGTATTGCAGTGACGGGAGTGTACCCGGGATTAATGGAGGAGTTGATTGTAATGAGATGGTAAGAGATTTGTTAAAAGAGATCAAAGGTAATTCTGTAACAAACAAGCCCGCAGAAAAACCAAAACCTAGCGCGGTTGATTATGTTGTAAAAAGTGGAGATACATTATCTGGTATTGCTAGCTTATATGGCACAACTTACCAAAAGATTGCTAGTGATAATGGTATAAGTAATCCTAATCTTATTTACCCAGGGCAGGTTTTAAAAATTAATGGTGGGAGTGCACCAGCACACAAAACTTATGTTGTAAAACAGGGTGACACTTTGTCTGGGATTGCTAGTCAGTTTAACACGTCTTACCAAAAGATTGCAAACGACAATGGGATCAGCAATCCTAACTTAATTTATCCGGGACAGCAGTTAATTATCAAATAACAAAAGCGGGGCGTTTGCCCCGCAATTAAAAAAGTTATCTGTTTGTTTCTCCTGCGTTAGAGTGTACAAGTTCGTTTTCTTCTAACGTTGCCCAGATCGCTTTTATCTGACTTTGATTTCCTTCTATTGCTTGATTCATAGATTCAACGCCTGATGTGATTGTTTGCTGTGCTTGCTCTAAGGCGCTTATTCTGTTCTCCAATGTTGATGTGTCAAGCACTGGGATTTCTGGTGTCTCTTTATTTTCTAGTTCTGTTATTTTGTCAGACAAAAGTGATATCTGTTTTTGTTGCTCTTCTATTACTTTCTGGTTATCGTTTGATAGTACTAAGTATGACGTGTAAGCTGTGTAACCAGATAGTAATATGATGAGCAGGAGTAAAAACCAGTTTCTCTTGAGATAGTTCATTTTATCACCTCCCTTCTTTCAGATTTTTTGTTGCTTGGCATCACCTCCTTTACTTTAATATTCTGGTAAGCAAACCTTTATTGATTCTTCTGTAAAAAATTTTACTGGGTATTCTAATTCTGGATACCTATATTGTATTAAGTCATATACTGTATCTCTTCTTAAAACTACTACTTCTCCCTCAAAAGTGTAATAGATTGTGATTATGGTGTTTAAATCCCATATGTTATTCATTACTAAAATTTCTTTTACTATTACCATTAAATTCCACCTACTTTCGTTAATTTGTATAACATTTTCCAGTAATTGAGTTCTTCTTCTAGTTCGTCGATTGGCATAAAAATCGCTGATTTGTAAGTGTCTTTTTTAGGTATTCCATAAGTGAGTTCTTTTAAAATCATTAGCTTTCTGATAATTATTTCTAAGTAATCTAGTTTGCCCTCAAATCCAAAATGTTCACGTGCTAGTTTGTTCCATTCTCTTGATTGTTGCATGTGGTTGTCAAAATCAACTTCTCTTATTGATGGTTCGGTTTCATAGCCAGATGTTAATAAAAATTCTCTAATGTCTTCCTCAAATCTAAATCCACATGCTGTAAAATGTCTGTTAAAATAAAACCCGTAAAAATGGTTACCATCTTCTTTGTAATATATGATCTGTGCTTTCATCATTTTAAAATCCTCCTTTTAATTGATGTAACATTTTCCAGCTCTTTCATTTACTAAATTGTAGTTCTAGCTGAATAGTTCTTTACTCTTTTTATATAAAAATTCAATATCTTTCATTGATAAGCACGTAGGTTCTGCTTGCCAATGTCCTTTATCAGCTGAATGTTTTTCCCAATCGCTCATAGGTTCTATTGTTGGCTCTCCACTGTTATGAAACGATTTAAGCATAATGTCAACCGACTTAATATTCTTGTCAAAAATCATAGATGACACCATGCCACCACCAGAATCTACATGTTCATAACATACGGTTCTATCTGTTTCGCTATATTTATCCTTTTCTTCCATCTCGTACTACCCTTTCCTCATATTTAGAATCATTCTCATTAAATTTATATTTGATTCTAATTCATCTAAATTACATTTTGCGTATACTTCATATGATGTTTTCTTATCATTTCCAAATATTAAATTATCAAGCACTATAGCTTTCCTAATTAATGTTTCTACAAAACTAAGCTTTTCTTCGTGATTTACATCAAAATGCTCAAGTGCTATCTGTTCCCATTCTCTTCTTAATTTCATTTCTTCTTCAAATTTGTTCATTTTTATTTCCTCCTTTATTTAAGTGGTGTATCTTTATTACAATTATATTATAGCATAGCTATTTAATTTTGTCAATATATTTTGTACAAAAAATTCGCAAAAATTGCGAAGGGGAAATTTAGTACAATTTTGAAGATAATCATTATTCTAAGTGTTGTGTCTGGTAACCATACTACATTGTTAAGATATACTTCTTTATAAGGGGGTTCACAGAATGTCATCATGTGAACCTCCTTATTTGTAATAAAATTAATAAAAACTTTCAAGATAATCGATGTTCCTATTTTTACAATATTCACAGCACTTTTCATAACTACCTGTGAATACCTCGTTGTAATCCTCATCTTTCTCTATAACATGATGAGTTCCATTTCTGTAAATAACAATTAGCTCATTGCTTCCCATAAATAAATTATACATATTTTTTCCTCCTTATTGATTGTTGTTCTTCTTTAACTATATTTATTATACCATATTATTTTTAAAATTGCAATACATTTGGTACAAGTTTTTTGATTTTTTTATATGGGGAAATTTGGTACAATTTTGAAGTTAATGGGGCAAA